GGTAGAAATGTGTATTGATTTTGACAAAGGTCCTGGAGGTCATCCACTTATACAAGGACACACTGCTATAGCAAGAACTATATCAGAAATTATTAGCAAGCCATGACTCCAAGTCACCTGTGAGATTGGCCATCATTGCTTCTTGCGAACCAAAGAAACTCAAACGTTTTTGTCCGTAGTAGTATGGAAATTGTAGTTTGCGATCAAGTCCTAGTATGATGCGTTTGTTCTTACGTGCAAAGTTTGCAGGTAATTGAAAGTCCCAATACTCAAACTTAAGATCTTTTAATACTTTAAATCCTGTACTGGTTAATCTCATGCCACCGTTTTCACGTGTGTTATACCACCAAGAATGAAATGCAGTTTTGTAGTCTAAATTAGCACGTTCAGTTGAACCATCAAGATGCAGTGCTACAAAAGTTCTGGTAAGTTGTTCTTTTCTATCCCTCATTGGTGATCCAATCAGTCAGTGCATCAGCAATTAGTTGATGTCCTAGTTGGTTAGGGTGCCCGCCTTCTGCTAGATTTTTATTGGCTAAGTCCTTGCACGTTACTGTGCCGCCTTTGTATATTTTCGTAATATCCACATCATTCCAAAAATCTATTGACTCCCATCCATTTACATAATAGTCCTGTATACCGTTATTAGCACAAATTGTTTGCAAAGAGATTAAGGTTGTATTGTTTGTTACATCGCATAATTGCGGACTGTATACAAACTTCCAATAATGTTCATCTATATAATTGCAAAGCTGTTTGTCTTGTGTTGGTCCGCAGTATCCGCCACTTGGATTTTGAAACATCCAAAGTCCGTCTTTGTCGTATGTCATACTACGACTTGTTCCAGTAAGGGAAAAAATTGCTATGCAATGGGAGAGATCTTGCATTGTACTTGCAAACATCTTCATAAAACTTTTTAGTTGCACTGGCAAATGATTAATGCTACTTGCCGGATGGGCGTAATTTTTAAACTGTTTACACTTTAGTTGTTTGGTTACTAATTCACCAAATGCTTTTTCATTGTGCAAAAGTTCAGAACCCTGCGGCCAGCTGTCTCCAAACGTAACTAGTGTTTTATTTTGCATCTTTATAAACAATTTGACCTTTACTGAGTAGTACCACAGTAAATTTATCAGTCTTGAATTGTGTATTAAGTTTTTTTGCTAGGCTGATTGCATGCCCTGGATTAGAGAAACTTACTTTCTTATACTTAGGTCCAGGATACTGCACAAGCATGTTTGATGTCTTTAGATTGATTGGTTTCTCTTCAAAATAAACTGCCCAAATACCGTTACTGGCTAATACCTGCTCGGTTTTGTAAGTTACTTTATCTGTTACTTCAACTAAAATGTGTGGTTTTGGTCTTGCCATATTCATTATCTCCACAGTTATTTATGATAAACTGCGTAGATAACTTGGTTAACTGCTTAGTTAACTACCAAGTTCCACCATCAACTTCAATTTCAGTAGGTTGTTCTGTTTGATTATTTTTTTGTAGAAGTTCAATATCGAGCAACAGTTTGGTTATATCACCATGCAAGTTCTTTGCTTCTTGCATGCTCCATATAAAGTCCTGTGCATTGGTTGAATCACATTGTGCAACCCTGTCAATAAATTTTCGTATATATAAACCACTCATTTGTAGTAGAATCCATCTGGTTCTCTAACTGGTCCAACATAACCATATCTATCTAATATAATTAACTTTGGACAATACATTACTTTGGTTTTTCTATTGATTGTTACCATGTAGTAACCAGCGGCATACCATGATTTGGATTTGCGTTCTTGTGTGTATATTGGTAATCTTTGATTGATATCCCACACACCGTTGTATGGTTTACAATCGGTTGGAAAGTTGTTTACTTGATTCTCTGGATACTGGATTCTCTCAGCATCATCTTCAAATGAAATCTTTGTGATATCACGAAGACTTTTGATAGTTTTAAAACGTGCATTACCTTGTTTTGTAGTAACAAAGTATCCTTGATTGTCTTTTTCAACTGAACCAATTTTCTGATCGTTTTGTTTTATTACCCAAAATTTTCCGTTCACAATTGGTTTTGCAATAGTATCATTCATTGCTTTAGTGCTCCTTGATATGTTTGATTAAGCCAACGTCCATATTGTTCTGCATTGTCACTGAGCCTAGTCAACTCGTATTTACCGCAAAATTTAAGAAACTTTGACCCTACTTGTCCTACGTCTTTGTTAGTGAGTTGTTCAATAATTGCTAGGTCAACTCTATCTTTAATCTCATCTGGCATAGCAGTTAGATCAATTAATTCTTTGTTTCTATTGTAATCATCTAACACTCTATGTTCTGCGCCATTGTGATCAGTCCAACGTTGTAACATCATGTTGTTCCATGCATAGCCTTTGCTTTTGCGATCTTCAAATGCTTCTAGTAGACCAACTTTGTTCTTGGTGCCTTTCTTACGTACACCTGGATAAGCACTGAACACATTGTCGCTACTATCACCTCGCATGCACTTTTCAAACAACAACCATTCAGGATCACCTAACAGTTTAGGCTCCTTTGTTTTCTTGTCTATCACTTGCTTGCCTTTAGCATCGTATATGCCTTCCAGTGTAATCAAGTTATCAGTAATACCGTTAAACTGTGTAACATTTTTTGTAATCAACTGATAGAAGTCACTATCACTGCTGATAATAACATGTTCGTCTGTAGGATGTAGTGCAATCCAACGTGCTATAAGATCATCTGCTTCTGCATTAGCATCACGTAGCACACTACAATTTGTCTTTTCACGTATGTATGTACTGAAGTCATCAAATGTTTCCCAGAACAGTTTCTCTTCTTCTTGTTCTGTTTCATTCTGTGCAGCTCTTGCTTCACTGCGATTTGCCTTGTATGGCTTGTAGTGATCTTTACGCCAACTACGTCCTTCTAACATGAACACAACATGGTCTGCATCAAACTTCTTTGCTACTTTGTTAATAGCTGCCATGCTTATGTGCAATGCATAGCCAACTTTCTCCCACGGATCAGTTGCACGAAATGCAACGTGCCTAGCACGGAAAAACATATTAGCAGTGTCAATCAATAGATACTTCATACCATTCCTTTTGTATATAATGTACTAATTATAACACTAAACCAACTGGTTGTCAACGATATATTTTGTCATATATTGAGCCCATATTCTGTGTCCGTCTGACCCATAGTGATAGCTGGTAGGAGATACAGTGTAACAGCGGTTGCTTACAATGCTATTAAATGTGCCTTTAGAATCGTATGGAAGTATATAACTCGATCCCCAGTCTTTCTTTTTCTTAATAGCACCAAAATCATTATTGCCATTGAAGAAGATATGCTTTACACCTAATGCTTCAAGTTCTAAATGAAACTGCCAAATTTGTTCATGTGCTTCAGTTGTCTTTGCTTGCCAATCAATGTTTGCTACATATTCTTTGTATTTTTGTTGATGGCTGTCAGGAACATTATCTATGCCACTAGCATTTATCTGATAATATTCACCATCTATCAGCCATTCTTCACGTTCCCAAGTACTCCATTGAATAACATAAAGTGTTCTATATATGTCTTTTGCTTGTTGTTCTAACCAATTGCGTGTGGTTCTAATAATTCTCGTATTCGAACTTGCACTTTCTGCGTCACACTTGAATCCACAACTTAGTCTATTGCTGAGTAACTTGCCCCAACTTCGTTCAAGATTTTCAGGGTGTGGTACTCTGCCCATCATAAAATATTGTGGATCGTCTTCTGCAAACGCATGGTTATTAACACATTCAGCTGCGGCGGTGTGTGAATCTCCGTTTGTATAAAGTATCATATCAGTTTATTTTCTCTAATGTAATCAATTAAAAATTTTGCCCACACTTTATGGCCGTCGGCTTCATAGTGATACCATTCATCTGGACGTAGACCTTTGTTTTTGAGATACTGGTAATAACTGTAATCTTTATCATAAGGATCTACGTAGGCGTTATTCCAGTTGTACGTTTGTTTTTTTCTTAAGAAATCATACATGCAATTAAAAAACAAATGTCTTATGTTTTTTTGTTCTAGTTCAAGGTGAAAACTGTAGAGGTATTCATGCCATTCTACAGACTTTTCACTCCACCGATCAGACGTTTGTTCTATTACCCATTGTTTGTATTTGTGTTCAAGTTCTTTAGGTACAGTGTTTGTTCCGCTTGCTGTAACTGTATAATACCGGTCATTGTGATACCATTCCTCACGTTCCCACGTGCTCCATCCAATTATGATGAAGTCTGGTATCGTGTGCTCAAGATATTCTCGTGTGCGTCGAAGTATACTAGTATTACTACTACCAGACTGTGCTTGATTAATCAAATCGCAATTAAACTCTTGGGCAACTATATTCACATAGCCAAAATCTGGTGCAGTATGTGAATCACCGTTTGCATACAACAACATTACTTTACCTCAGTGTAACCGTTACCAAGGTCTCTGCTTTGCGTATAACGTATATCAGGATCTGCTTGTTCTTGTTCATAGGTTTCTAATGCAACATTACGACACACATTTTGAAACCAACGATCAATGATAACATGTTCTTCTTCATTTGGCTTTGCTTGATAACCTGCACGTACAAGGTTTGCAATAAACTTTTCATTCCAGTCTAGTTCAAATGCACCATTGTTTATCTCTTCTGGATCAATGTCCATACTGAGCACACTTACCCACGGTTCGCCAGCCGCAGTTGCTATTTCTTTGGGTGTCTTCTTAGACTTTGGTTTTGCTTTTTCTTTTACGACAGGCTTTTCTTTTATGCCCATT